TGAATGGTAAAACCTAAGTGTCGGTCAGAAGTTAATACAAATCAAAAATATCTTAAAAATGGAGGAAAGGATTATGGAATATTTACATCCTATAGTATCAAGTCAGATTATTGACAATTCTATTAGCTTTGTGTCTGCACAGGGTGTAACAAGTCTATTCTGTGCTTTTACATCTGATATCGGACCTGATAATAAAATTGTCCAATTAACTTCTCCATCTGAAGCCATTTTCTACTTTGGTGAACCTAACATGAGAAAACATGGTCAGGCTCTTTACAATGTTATGAATTGGTTGAATTCTAATGGTGGAGTTTATGCACTTCGTGTTCTTCCAGAGAACGCTGGTTATGCTCACGTTATCGTTAACATTCAGACAAAGACTGCAACTAAGATGGTTAAATCTGCTTCAGGTGCTTTAGTTGAAGTTCCTGATGTTAAAGTAAGAACTGTTGCAGCTTATACTCCTGTAAATAACATCTCTGAAGAAGCTTTAGAGACAGAATTAAACAAAGTTGACAGAGAGAAAACTATTGATGGTTATGAAAACCACTGGTTAGTTGCTTTCTATCCAAAGGGTAGAGGTGAAGGATATAACAACTTAGGTATCAGATTAACATTAAGTGATGCTTATGATGATACTTATGCTTTCAGATTATATAACTTCGAAGTAACTAAGACAAGCGAAACTGGTTCTATCCAAGTAATTGAAGGACCATTCCTTGTATCTATGGACCCTGATGCTGTTTCTAGAAGCAACGAAAGTATGTTCATTAAGTATGTAGTAGAGAAATATTCTCAATACTATAATGTACTTTTCAATGAAGCAGCTTATGATCAATTAGGCGAAATTATCAACCCTTATGTAAATCCTGCTGTTCTTGACTTCTTCCACGGAGTTACTAGAGTAGTAGGTGGTGCTCCAGAGACTTATTATGACGATATCACTGGTAAAGATGAAGATGTTCATATGAGCATCCATGCTTACAATTCCAATGGTGATAGAATTGCTGGAGTAACTAACTATGTTGACACTACTGATACAGTTGAAGCTTCTATCGTAGATATGGATGATACTGTTCGTGGTAATGCTTACAATAAGAAATTAATTGCTCTTGACACAACTAAAGAAGTACTAAGCAAAGTTAAAACTGGTGCTTCTGCATTCAAGACATTCGTAGGCAAAATTGCTACTATTAGTACTGTAGTTGACACTAGTACTTTAACTGGTGGTTCTTTATATACTGCTAACACTGCTTTCGAGACTGCTCATGGTGGATTTGAAACTGCTTTAACTAACTATGGTCAAACTCAAAATGATACTACTTTATTAGCTTTAGAGAATTCTATTTCTGATGTAGTATCTAAGATCAAAACTGTTATTGCTGAATCTCAAGACATCTTAGGTATCGTAAGAACTGTTAACAATACTCCTGCTATATTAAGCACTATGGTTAAAGTTGAGTCTTTAGAAGGAACAATGAATGCTTATGATGTAATTCTTGTTCAAAAAGCTTCTAGAGAAGCTAAATTAGGAACATTAAGAAATACTCTTAATACAGCATTCACTAAAGCAGATAAACTAGCTGCTATCACAACTACTTTAACTGTTGCTAGTGAAGCACTTGAGTTTGCTGATACAATCGAATCTGCTACAGATGAGAGAATTGAATCCGATCAAGCTATCGCCGATGCTAGAGCTTCTTATGCTTCCTTAGTTAGAGCTTACAATGAAGCAACTGATGTTAACTTACTTGCTACTGAAGTTGATGGTCAAGTAAACAATTCTCATGAAATTGCTAAAGTATTCGTAGATAATACTCTTAAAGCATTAAGATTAGCTATTGTTGAAAATGGTATCGCTACCCTTGATACTGCTAGTATTGATATCCTTACTATCATTAGCGAGATTACAGACCAAGTTGCTGATGCTACTGCTGAAATCGAAGGCTTAACTACTGATGCTGAAAAAGAAGCTAAATATGCTGAAATTGCTAACAACATTGAAGCTATCAAAGGTGATGTTCTTGTAGCTAAACAGTTAACTTATAACTTAAAGCTTCAAGCATTTGACTCCTATGTAAGCTTAATGCAAGGTACTGATGGTGATTTAACTGACGGTGCTCAAGGACGTGAGGATGCTATTAAATCCTTATTAGTTAAAGCATACAAAGGCTTAATCGATCCTACTCTTACTAACAAGAAAGAGATCTTAATCGATATGGTTCTTGATGCTAACTATGATACTGAAGTTAAGAACGCTATAGTTCAGTTATCTACTGAAATTCGTGCTGACTTCATGAGTATCCTTGATACTAAGTTCACAGCTAACCATCAACAGGCTTTAACTTATAGATCAAATAGTATACCTGTATCTTCTTACATGGTTGCTATCTTCACTCAAGACTTCGTTGTATACGATGAATATACTGGTCGTGACATCAAAGTTACTTCTCCTTACTTCTTAGCAAGTAAGATTCCTGCAAACGACGAACAATATGGTATTCAATATCCATTCGTTGGTCCAAGAAGAGGTACTATCTCTGGCTTCAAGAAACTTTCTTGGAATCCTACTGAAACTGCTAAAGAAGATCTTTACAAGAAACAAGTTAACTATATCGAACAAGATCCTCGCAGAACTAAGTTCGGTACTCAGTTAACATCTCAAACAGTTGTATCTGCTTTATCTGATATTAACAATGTAAGAGCATTGTTAAGAATCAAGAGAGATGTTGAGATTCTTGCTGAAGATTATCAATTCGAGTTCGCTGATGACATTACTCTAAATGCTTTCCAATACAACTTGGATGCTACTTTACAGAAATGGGTATCTAATAGAGCTTGTACCTCTATCAGTGGTACAGTATATCAATCTGAATACGATAAAGTTCAAAAGACAGCTCGTGTTAAAGTTGATATCGTATTCAACTCTGTTATCGAGCGTATCTTAATCGACTTCGTTGTAGGCAGATAATATTGAATATTAGGTTGGAGCAGGTATAAAATATACCTGCTTCCAATTTCTAAACAAATCAATATAGTAAAAAAATAAGAAAGGAAAAGAGGTAAGCTTATGCCATTAAAATCTGATTTAGGAATTAGAATATATGACAATAACCTAGCAAACAATGCGAACTTCTTCAAGGGTACATTAAACCTACAAAACCTTGAGTTCGATCCATTGATTACTGGCTATGCTTTCATCATCTGGACTAAAGTTCCTTCTTGGGTTATCAAAGAATTCCCTGGATTCAAAGCTATGACTCAAAAGAACTTCAAAGCGTTCAGTGGTTTAAATGATATCGAGCTTCAAACTGTTGCTCATCAATATGGTTTTGCTGATAACGAATATCATGTAGCTAGTACAATCCAGAAACAAAATACTGAATTCACACTTAGACATCAAGAGTTTTCTGGTAATCCAATTAAAAATATGTATCAATTATGGGTATCTGGTATCAGAGATCCTGAAACTGGTATTGCAACCTATCCAAAGGAATATGGCTTAGATTATGCTGCTAAAAACCACACTGGTGAGCTTATGTACATCATGACTCGTCCAGATGCTAACAACGTGGATAAGAAAAACATTGAGTTCGCAGCTTACTATACAAATGTATTCCCTAAGAAGATTCCTTTAGGACACTTGAACTATGAAGATGGTTCTCACGAAGCTCAGACTATAGAAATCAACTTCAGTGGTACACTTCATATTTCTCCTCAAGTTGACAAATACGCTCAAGAGTTGTTAAAGACTACTTATGCGTTCAGAGCAGAACATCACTTCGATCCAAAAGATCCAAATGTTGGTGGTTCTACTATCGGTACATTTACTGGCAACAATGCTGGTGCTACTGGCTCTGGTCTTGGCGAC